TCGTGACGATGTCCATCGGATCGAGCAGGCAATATTCCCAGGACAGCTTGAACGTGAAGCTCGCGCGCACATACAGGGCGCGCTGGAGAAGGAGCTGGGCGACGGTCGCCCCGACGATCGTCGGGTCGCAGATTTCATGCGCCTGAATGGTCGAGCCGACGCGCGGTCCATAGAGCTCGATCTGCGCCTGGTCGCGCGACTCCACGGGCGTGCCGCCGTATTGATTCGCGCGCGCCAGACACTCGACCCTCTGCACGGTGGGCAACGCGAACGGATCGAGGCGCGCCGCCTTGACCGGATCCGTATTGCCTTTGTCGTCGACGAAATCGGCGTCGGTCAGATTGTAAATCGGCGTCAGATTCGGATTGAACGTGACGCCGTTGCCGGTGACCGAGGCGTCGCCATAGGGAATGAATTTGAGTTGGCCGCCGCTCCACACCGCCGCGCAATTGAGGATTTGCAGCCATCGCGTCAGAATGCTCGACGACTGCTCCTGATTGATCAGCGCCGGGCTGAAGCACAGGCCCAGCGCCCGGCAGTAGGTCTGCAGCGAGGCGTCGCCGCCCGCGCCGAACAGCGTCGTCGCGTTGATGCTCGCGCCGTTGAAACCGAGGCCGTATTGCGCGTTGGTCAGAAAATCCGAGATGACCAGCGCCGGATCGGCGTCGACGCCGTTGGCTCCGGTCGCGGCGAGCGGGCCGATCACCTCGAAATTATGGTTGCCGATGCTGGCGCTGGAGCCGAGCGCATAGGAGGACGACGCCAGGTAGGCCGTTCCCTGATACGTCAGCGCCTGCGCGGGATAGGCGGACGCAAGATAGCCCCAGACGGTCTGCGGCGTCGTCCCGTTGAACAGGCTGAGCGCGAGCGCCGGGTCGGACAGGGACGTGTAGACCGACTGGCCTTTCCAGATTTTTCCGATATTGGCGATTGGGCCTTCGCACAGCGCCAGCATCAGGGCGGCGGTGTAGGTGTAGCCGGTCGTGGTCGTCGACGATCCGCCGCCCTTGCCTGATGACTTGCTGGTGGTCGGCGTCGCCTTGAAATTGTTATACCAGATCACGTTGGCGGAGATTTTCGTCTGGCCCCAGACGATCGGGATCGCCAGCGTGTTCACCGCCGTTTGCAATTGCAGGCCGGTGTAGTCGGGCGTGACGGCGGCCGACTTCCTGCCGCGCAGCCAGCTCATCGCGATCTTCCTGCGCTGGACGACGGCCCCGCGGGCGCGAAATAGCTCGCATAGAGCGCGTCGCCGCGCCGCTCCTGAAGTTCGCCGTTGTTGTGGATCGCTTCCTCGAGCACGAGTCCGGCCGGATGAAAGGCGTGGACGATCGTCAGCGGCTCCGCCGCCGTGACGATGCCGCCGTGCGAGTAGCAGCGGCCGTAGCGGAACAGCATCATGTCGCCGGCCTCTGGTTGGTCGATGCGGTGGGCGCGCGCCAGCAGAAGCGCGAGATAGCGCTCCTCGCCGCGATGCAGATGCCAATCGGGCGAATAGGGGCGCGGATCGAACGGCGCGCAGAAGCCGAGATCGACGAACACGCGCACCAGCAGCATGCCGCAGTCGACGCCGACGCCTTTGATATCAGCGCAATTGTGATAGGGCGTGCCGATCCAAGCGCGCGCCGCCGCGACGATGGCGGCGCGGGGGCGCTCGTCAAACTGCATGATGATCTCTTTTGGGCGAGCCGTCAGACGATGTCGTGTGATCGGCGGGCTGTGCGCGTTGACGCAGAGTCAACCGCTAGGCTCGTTCGCCGCTCAGGACTGTATCGGCCGCAGCGCCTTCTGCATCGCCTTCGCCAGTTCCATGTGGCGCGGATTGTCGATCGTGAAGGGCTCCTCGCAGAGGGTCGCGATGATGCCGCCGTCGGGGAGCGTATCGACATGGACCCCCGGCGGAACGACGACCTCTCGCGTCAGATCGGCGGGGATGTAGGTGAGCCACCCTTCCCAAGGTAAAAGAACGCCGTCCGCGTTCTCGCGTCGAGCTTTAAAGTCGAAATAACGGCCGCAATCGACTGAGGCTTCTCGAGGGCTCCAGGCGTCGATCATCAGTTTCATGAGCGGGCGCAGCTCGCTCGCAGTCCAGGGAAGCCCTGTCGTGAGGCGAAGACGGCTTAGCCGCACTGTCGCGTCGTTGCTATGCGGATTATTGTTTGCAAAGGAGCCCGGGCCAAAGGAGACCACCGCGCCAAAATCGTCTTGCCGATGGTTCCACGCGCTGACGGAAAATCCCAGTTCCGGCCACGCGCGTCGTGGCACGTCATAGTACATTCGCCCTGACTCGAAAATGCTGGTCGCTTCAGCAAGGTTGGTCGGCACAGTGCAAAACCGCTCTTGAATTTCCGGGCCGCCCATGCCTTGGCGGCGCCAGTCCGAAAAGACCGGGTCGATGGCGGCAAGACCGTCGATCGTCGTCACAAAGCGCCCTGCGCATTGCTCGGCGGTCTCCTCGCGCGAGCCCCACCAAAGCTCCAATTCATAACGTTCCTGCGTCATCGTGGCGGCCCATGTGCCTTGCTTCGTCCCTCAGGATTGTATCGGCCGCAGCGCCTTCTGCATCGCCTTCGCCAGTTCCATATGACGCGGATTGTCGATCGTGAATGGCTCCTCGCAGAGGGTCGCGATGATGCCGCCGTCGGGCAGCGTATCGATACGGACCCCCGGCGGAACAGGGACCTCCCGCGTCAGATCGGCGGGGATGTAAGTGAGCCAGCCCTCCCACGGGAAAAGAACCCCGTCGGCGTTCTCACGTCGAGCTTTAAAGTCGAAATAGCGGCTGCAATCGACCGAGGCTTCTCGAGGGTTACAGGCGTCGATCATCAATTTCAAGATGACGCGCAGCTCGCTCCCCGTCCAAGGGAGGCCGGTAGAGAGACGTCGGCGTCCCAAACGAACTGTCGCGTAGTTGCAGTGCTGGTTGTCGTCACCGAACGAGCCCGCGCGGAAGGCGAACGCGGCAGCGAAGTCATCTTGCCGATGGTTCCACGCGCTTACCAAATACCCCATTTCCGGCCAAACTTTTCGGGGCGAATCATAGCAGCTTCGTCCGGATTCAAAGAGACGCGCCGCCTCAGCAAGATCAGGGGGAACCGCGCAGAATCGCCTGTGAATCTCAGGACCGCCGAGGCCCTTATGCCGCCAATCGGAAAAAACCGGATCAATGGCCGCAAGGCCATTGATGGTGGTTCCGAACCGCAGCGCGCATTGCTGGGCGGATTCCTCGCGTGAGCCCCACCAGATCTTGAGTTCATATGATTCTTGGGTCATTTCGGCGGCCAGGGATCTCACTTCGCGCCTTAGGACTGTATCGGCCGCAGCGCCTTCTGCATCGCCTTCGCCAGTTCCATGTGGCGCGGATTGTCGATCGTGAAGGGCTCCTCGCAGATGGTCGCGATGATGCCGCCGTCGGGGAGCGTATCGACATGGACCCCCGGCGGAACGACGACCTCTCGCGTCAGATCGGCGGGGATGTAGGTGAGCCACCCTTCCCAAGGGAAAAGAACGCCGTCCGCGTTCTCGCGTCGAGCTTTAAAGTCGAAATAACGGCCGCAATCGACTGAGGCTTCTCGAGGGCTCCAGGCGTCGATCATCAGTTTCATGAGCGGGCGCAGCTCGCTCGCAGTCCAGGGAAGCCCTGTCGTGAGGCGACGACGGCTTAGCCGCACTGTCGCGTCGTTGCTATGCGGATTATTGTTTGCAAAGGAGCCTGGGCCAAAGGAGACTACCGCGCCAAAATCGTCTTGCCGGTGGTTCCAGGCGCTGACGGAGAATCCCAGTTCCGGCCACACGCGACGTGGCACGTCATAGTACATTCGCCCTGACTCGAAAATGCTGGTCGCTTCCGCAAGATTGGTCGGCACAGCGCAAAACCGCTTGTGAATCTCAGGGCCGCCCGTGCCCTGGCGGCGCCAGTCCGAGAAGACCGGGTCGATGGCGGCGAGACCGTCGATCGTCGTCACAAAGCGCTCTGCGCATTGCTCGGCGGTCTCCTCGCGCGAGCCCCACCAAAGCTCCAATTCATAACGGTCCTGCGTCATCGTGGGGGCCATGGGTCAAATATTACGCGCAGATTGTGAAACTTGTTGCCAGCGTATTTGGAAAGCGCCGCTGCGACGCGCCATTCCTGGACGTGCCATTCGACACGTCGCCCTTCGATTGCTGCTGTGTTGGACTGGGTCCGCATCTGATCAAAGACTGCCGACTTCGGATCGAAAAAGCTCTTCCAGCTCCCATCGTCGTTCAGGAACTGCTCGTAGCGCCCCTTCGCCTCCAGCATCGTCCCGTCCGATTCGCGACAGCCGTCGAAGCGAACGCCGCGCAGTAGGACTTCAAGACCAGGCGGCAGGCCGCTGACGTACGATTGGTACGTGATGGTGTTTGGCGAGCGTCCAGCGGTGTTCTCCTCTGTCGGGGCCGGGCAAAGGCGCGGGCCATTGTCCGCGTCGGCTTCGCTCTCACCGTCGCGCGATCCTGTGCGCGCCTCGTCGAGCGCGTCAAGATCGATGGCGAGCGCGCCGTCGACGGTGCGGGCGATCGCGCGCCCATTTTCGTCGCGGTACAAGCCGCCTGCTGACCATGCGCCGGAGGTTAGCGTCACCCAACGTCCGTCGATCATGATGCGGACTGTGAGGGCGCCCGCCGGCTTGTCCCAGGCGTATCGCAGATCGGGCCGACCCGGCACGGCCCCTTCGCGGACTGAGCTATTGGAATTGTCCGGAACGAAAATGAGTCTGAGATAGGACGCCGGGCCAGCGAAACGACTTGCGAGTCGGCCGAGCGCGCGAAGAGCAAAATGAGAGAGCCCATCGGAGAAAAGGGAATCCTGCGCAGCCTTATCGCCAACGGTGACCGTATTGGATCCCAGTCCCGCACCGCTGCCGGCGTCCGCGGCGCTCCATCGGCCGCTTTCGATTCCGTTGCCTGCAGGCGTCCGCGGTTGATCGGGATTGTAGAGACGTTCGAGTTCGCCGAGTGGCTCGGCGTCGAGATCGAGCGCACCGAAGATCGTTGCGGGCGGGACGCCGCGTTTCATCAACTCGCTGGCCGCGAACAGCCTTCGCGGCGCGTCGCCGGAACGATCGAGGCGCGGCCCGCCGGCCAAGGCCAGATGCATCGCCGCGAGAACGGTTTCGCCGCGAGCTTGACAGTGCAAGGCGCGCTCGACATGGCGGACGGCCCTCACGGGAACCGGTCGAAGGCAGGCGGCCGATAGCAGCGCGGCGACGCGCGAGTCGCGCGCGAGCGCCTCGCCCGCCGAAGCAGCGCGCTTTTCCGCTTCAACGACGCCGATCGAGGTTTGAACGCCGAGCACGAGGTCGCCGGCGGAGAAGGTCAGACAGTCGACGAAGTCCGCTCGTCCGGCAGTCTTGAGCCACGCCTTTTCGATTGTCGTCAACGAGCGTCACGGCCTCGTTTCGCGGTTGCCGCGAGCGTTGGGCGCTCGAGCGACGTCCTCAGAGCGCGACCTGCGGCGGCGGCACGAAGGGGAAGCCGCGAAAATTGGCGAGGTTGTTGAAGCGCGACGCGCAGGTCGCGCTCGTGTGATCGCAGCCGGCGTAGACCGTGAACAGATCGCCGGTCGCCGGCGCCGAGGGCAATGGATAGACGAAGCCCAGCGCGACGCCGGGCAGGACCGCCTTGACCGTAGCGCGCACGTTGGCGTTGGCGCCGGTGGTGAAGACGATCGAGCCTTGCGCATGCAAAGCGAGCGCGCCGGCGAAATTGATCGCCTGAGCGTTGGAGCCCGCCGCGACCGCGCCCGCCGTCGCATAGGTTCCACGCACGATCCCGCAGCCTGAATCGTAGAGGGTGTGCAGGCAGGTCGGCGAGTAGACGTTCCTCGGCATATCCATGTCGAGGATAATGAGGTCCGACGCGACCGTTATCCGCGCCGAAGTCCGGCCGACTTCATCGACCGTCGATAGACGTCCGTGAAACAGCGTGACGCCGCCGACCGGCGGCTGCCCGAGCGCGTTCATGAAAACGCGATCGCGCTGGATGACCGCGCCGTCGAACGCGCCGCTGCGCAGCGCATTGAGGAACATCGCGCCGCCGACGAGATCGCTCGGCCGCGCCGAGATGAGAATCTGCTGCTTGTCGACATCGAGACCGACCGAGCACCGGTATTTCAACCCCTGGACGAGCGGGCCGTTGGCGGCGAAGACCGAGCCGTTGTAGGCGATCGGCTGATCGACGTTGGCGTAGGTCAGCACTGTCCCGGTCGTCAGCGTGAAGGTGAAGCAATCGGCGAAAGCGATCGGCGCATCGGGCGTGGCGCGCGCCGCGTTGAGAAAGTTGATCAGGGGGGTCGAAGCGGTCTTCATGGGCCGGCCCTCATCGAACCGACTGGAACTTGACCGACTTCGCCGCCCACAGGTTCTGCATCAATTGCTCGAAGTCCTCGGTGTCGTCGAGGAACCGGCAGATATAGGCGAACCATCCGGACCATTTGAGCGCCGTCCCGACGGCCGGGGCGGCAGCGAAGGCGATCACGCCTGTCGTCTGGCTCACGCTGTAGGCCGACGGGTCGACATAGCCGCCATTCGCCGTCACGCTGGGGCCGCCGTAGAAGCGCGAGGCCAAAGTCGGATTGTAGGCGCCCGGCGCGCCGACGGCCACCGCCTGCTCGACCTGCGGAAACGCGATCGTGAACTTATTCGCGACCGAGCCGAGGTAGGTCGGCGCGAAGCCGGCCGTCGGACTGTTGACGCCGAGCGCGAGCGCGCGCCAGGCGGTCGAAACATTGTCGACCACGATGGAAACCGCGACGCGCCAGTAGCCGCCGCCCGCCAGCGCCACGCTGATCTTCGGAGCCGATGCGGCGCCATAGACGCCGGAGGCGGTGACGACGCCGGCCTGCATGTCGAAGTTCACGTAGGCGCCGGAGCTCGATCCATTGTCGAGGGCGATTTGGCAGTAGCGCGTCGCGCCCTGCAGGAGGTAGAGAGACCACGTCAGCGGAACCGACGGCAGCAGCGGGCCGGTCGCCTGCACGAAATGGATCGCGGTCGTCGCTGTTTCGGTCACGAGCAGCGCGAGCGAGCCGCCGAACGGATCGGTTTGGCCGGCCGTCGTCGTCATCGCGGTCGCGGCGAAGCCCGCCGCGGGATTCTGAGCGTTGACGAACAGATTGTTCGGCGCGTACTGGCTGACGCCGCCGGGGCCCGGCGGAACCGTCGTCAGCGTGAGACTCGTCGGCAGGAACGGCGCGAGGATCGGCTCGACGAAACCGCCGAGCGTACGGACGAGCTGAAACGCCGTCGTCACGCCATCGCCGGTCGCGAACCCTTGCGCCGCGACGGAATAGTCGGTCGGATCGTAGTAGAAGAACGTGCCGAACTGTCCCTGGCATTGCAGAAACAGTCCCATCAAAGATTGCAGCGACTGCGCGCCGAGGCCTGGATAGCTCGCCGAGTCCGACGCCAGCCCGTCGAAGGTCGCCTCGAACTCCCACAAGGGATACTGCCAGAGCGACGTGCGCACTTCGCGGCCGGAGACGTGCGGCGCGACGATCGTCGAGAATTTCGGCCGCTTGTGAACCGACCACCCTTGGCCAGCCAGGAGCGGGAACACGCTCACAGCCGCACCGTTTGCAGTTTGACCGACCTGAACGTCCAGAGCATCGCCATGAACTCCTCGAGATCGACGATGTCGTCGGCGAAGCGGCACAGCCAGAGCTGGGTGAAATCCGCGCTGACGACCACGCCGGCGGCCGGGGCCGCGGCAAAGACGATGGACGGCCGCCATGAACCGCTCACGCTCCAGCTCCCGCCGGGCGCGACGACGCCGTTGAGGTAGACGTTCGACACGCCCGAAGTTCCGGCGACGGGCTCGCTGTAGGCGCCGAACGCGCGCGTCAGCGCGAAC